TCTGCCAGCTTCTCACGCTTTTCCATCGCGTGAGATCGGACTGTCTCATGGTCTGCGGCCGGCCCGCGCGCAATGCCTCGCGCGGCCGTCCATGGCAGATCCGGCACATACAGTCTCTACACGCCCGCAGGCATCGCGGACGCTCGGGATTGCCCTGAGCTTGGAGGGTTTCCCCGAACAGCGCCGTTTTCCACGGCGGATCACTCCGCCGCGCCACCGCCTCAGGCGCAGAGCGCGAACCGCTCGCGGCTGAGGTTGTCAATGGATGCGTAGTCCTGCACGACGGACATCTCGATCGCGTTCGCGACGTTCGTCCACGTCTGCGGCAGCTGGTAGCTGAGCAGGTCCGCGACGCCCTGCGGGTACCAGGGGTGGACGACCATCTTCATGATCGACCGGGTGACCGGGTTGCGGAACTCCGACACGGCCCCGCCGACCTGGACGTCGCCGACCTCGGACTGCTGGATGAACAGCCGGTAGGTGGTGGCGTCGCCCTGGGCGATGACGTCCTGGGAGAGGTTGGCGATGTCGGTGCCGGAGCTGATGCACTCGGCGGGGTCGCCCTTGTACGCGCCGGGGCTGTTGGAGGTGGAGTTCCACAGGGCCTTGAGCGCGGTGTAGATGGCGTTGTAGGACAGGTGGGTGCCGACGGAGTTGTTGACGTACCCGCCCTGCCAGCCGCTGGGGTAGATGCCGGCGGTGGCGGAGATGCCGGACAGGGTGGGGATGACGCCTTCCATGCGGGTCGCGGCGCCGGTGCCGGTGTCGGACGACGGCGGGGTGACGGTCGCGGGGAGGGTGGAGTACCCCTGGAGGGTGTAGCGGATGCCTCCGACGCCCTGGGCCATGAGGTAGTAGTGGGTGCCGTCGTACCCGTAGACCGAGTACGTCATTCCGCCGGCGACGGCCGGGATGGTGACGTCCACGACCTGGCCGGAGGCCACGACGAAACTGCCGGACGCGACGCTGACGGCCGTGGACCCGAAGTAGTTCGTCGCCGCGACCTTGACGTTGGTGATGGTGGTGTTGAACGCCGTCTCGTTGCTGCCGGCGGTGCGGACAGTGCAGGTCGGCGTGCCGGGTGTCGCCAGCGGCACGGACGTGCCGGCGATCATCTGGTACTCTTCCGAGCTTTGTTACTAGCCGTCCCGCGTGACGGGGACGGCCGGGCGCGTCATTTCTGCGCGCCTCTCACGCTCTCACGTGAGTCCGGACTCTCTCTTAACCTGAAACCAGTATGCGGGAAAGGTTCTCTTCGTACTGGTCTTAGGTTCCGCGTGCATAGTCTCTGAACCTTCCCGTTGCCTTGCGGCGAGCGGGCTCGGCTGCTGATTACCCCTGCTGACGGCTTTTCGAGCGTTCACGCCCGGGCTTTCGCCCCACGTTGTAGCGCCGTCAGGTGGTGCGGGCGTTCCAGCAATTCTCGCGGTTTAGGCTGGGCAAAGAGTGCCTTAACCCAGCATCATTTCCTGCAGCATGATCAGGTTAGCGAGGGCGGAAATGTCCTCGAACCCTTGCCCGGCGAACTGGGCGAGCCAACTGAGCTGCTCGGTGATTCCGAAAAAGCGGTACCAATTGTTACTCGCCGAGCCATTGCGGATCGGCGGGGGCGGTCATTTCTGCCGCCCTCTGCACCTTTACCATCGAGTGCAGAGCAGACTATGTCATGATCTGGCGCCGCGTCGCAAAAGAGGTGCCGCGCGCGGCTTACTTGACTGAGGACTTCCTCCGTGTACTAACCAGATCCCGCGCGTGTAGTCGTTACGGACTCTCTCTTTGACGGCATTTGCCGTCTCAAGGTTGCCTCGGCGTTACCCGTCCTGCGCGGTGGCAGGTGGAGGGCCTTCGCCGATACAGCGCGGTTTTCACTCGCCCGTCGCCGGGCGAGGCCCCTACCGTTATTAGTGAGGGACGTTGAGCGTGGTGAAGTTCTGCGACCCGGACGGGGGCAGGTTGAGCGGCCAGCTGTTGAATGACCCGCCGTTCTGGACGAGCTCTCCGATGGAGATGTCCATGACGCCTTCGCCGCCGGTCTGGGAACCGGAGATGCCGAGGGCGAGGCGCTCGATGAGGCTGACGCCCTGGCCGGGCGGCCGGGGGAACTTGTTCCTGTACACCGTGTAGACGGGATAGATGAGTCTCGATGGTGCAAGGAGGTTGAAGGGGACTAGGCCACTGCACATTGTTACTCGCCGTCGAATGACGGCGGGCAGCCTCGTTTCCGGGCTGCTCTCGCGCTCTCGCGCGAGGTCGGACTATATCTTGGTCTGGTCTTACCAGACCCCACGTACATAGTCTCTGAACCTTGACCATGGGCGCTTCGCGCGCCTGTAGGCCCTCGGCTGCTGATTGCCCCTGCTGATCCGCTTTTCAGGCCGTCGCGGTCGCCCTTTCGGGCCACGCTGTGGCGTGATCAGGTGATACGGGCGTCCCAGCAATTCTCGTGGTTATTCACTTGCGCGTCGCCGCGCAAGGCCGCCTGCTAGTCGACGGAGCCAATCCCCATGTTCCCGGCGGTGAACGACTTCAGCGCGTCGCTGCCGCCGCCGGGCAGCAGGGACGCGAACTGGGCGAGCTGCTCGGCGAGCGACGGCGCCGACAGCGCGGTGGCCAGGGCCCCGTACTGCTTGAGGAAGTCGGGCTTGAACCCGGACTTCACGACGTCGGCGCGGGCGTGGTAGCCCCGCCAGGTTTCCGACCGGAGGCCGAGGGTGGCCCGGTGGGCCTTGGTGGTGATCTCGACCGGGTCCGACAGCGGGGTGTTGCCGCCGCGGAACGCCATGCCGGCGCCCTTGACCAGGTCCGGCATGCGGGCCTTGAGGACCTCGCCGGTGCTGTTCGCGCCGTAGACCGCGTTCTGCGCCTCTGCGGCCGGGGTGCCGGTGAGGGCTTCCGGCGCGGGGGGCGCTGCTGTGAGGAGTTCTGCCACACAGCTCCTTTCGGGTGCGTCGTGCTTGCCTGCCGCTCAGGGCGGCGGGCGGGGTGCGTCAGGTGGCATAGGGGAGGCCTCGCATCTTCTCCATGGCCCGCTCGGCTGCCAGCCGGATCGCGGGGTCGGGGGATTCGAGGTACTCCCGGTGGAGTTCGGTGTACAGGTAGGCCTGGGACTGCTCCGCGGCCCCGGCCATCGTCAGCGGCCCCGCCAGGGCCGCTGAAGTCTTGGTGTTCTGCGGGAGGGCGGCGCCCCGGTACGGGGAGACGGGGTCGGGCTGGCCGGCGATGGCGTCGAGGACGTCGCCCTGGCTCTTGATGAGCTTGCGCAGCTTCCGCAGCTCCTCCTCGTAGCCGGTGTCCCGTGCGGCGAGGGCGGCGGTGACCGCCTCGGCGACGGCGGCCTTGATGAGGCCGGGTGCCGCGGCGCCTGCCGCCTTGGCGGCCGTCTCCGGCTGTACTGGCGCCGCCGGTGCCGGGTCGTGCCGCTTCCCGGCCTTGGCCGCCTTGGACGAGGCCACGGGGCGGGGCAGGGGGCCCGGCTTCGGCATGGGGTCCGCTTCCGGGTCGCTCTTCATCGCGCACACGTCGGGGAAGGTGGCGGCGATGTGGTCGTGCATCGCCTGCATCGCCGCCCTCGTGTTGTCGCGGGACGTGTTGCGGTAGAAGAGCCGGCCGCCGTTGGACGCGCCGGGCTTCGGCGGGTCGCCGCCGTCGGCCTTGTTCTGCGGGGAGTCCGCGGCGTGCCCGGCGTCGAGGAAGCCGCGGTCGAACTGGCCCGCGGTGATGCCCCCGGACGGGGGGATCACCGCGGTGTTCGGCCCGTCCTGCCCCGGTGAGGGGGCGGCGTGGCCGGCGGTGAGGTACGGGCGGCGGAACCGCTGCGGGGACAGCTCCCCGGGGGTCGGGAAGGTGCCGGGGCCGGGGTTGGCGTCCGCGAACGCCTTGTGCAGCGCCTCGCCGACCTCGGAGACCACCTCGGGGTCGGCGCCCTTGAGGGTGAGGGCGTGCTGCCACAGCAGCTGCATCGCGCCCGCCTCCTGCAGCGGGGCCGACGCGGCCGCATCGAGGGCCTTCTCCATCCACTCGCCGGCGTCGATGCCGGCGAGGGTGTCGTACGGGTGGGCCTTGGCGACGGCAACCGGGTCGTAGGCGGCGCAGGTCAGGTCATGCAGGACGCCGAGATCATGGGGGATGCCGAGGGCCTTGAACCGCAGTGCCGCGCCCTTCTCCGTGTCGGCGGCCTTCAGGTGCGGGCCGTCCGGGTCGGTGGGCAGGCCGGCGTCGTGCTCGAGCGACTCGATCGCGGGACCGTCCGGTTCCCGGTGGGCGGGGACCGGTTCGACGTGCTCGCCGGCCACCCCGTCGCCGGGGGTGGGCTTGCCTGCCTTGTCCGCCTTCATGCCACCGCCGCACTTGGGGCAGAACGGCATCTTCGGCTTGACGCCCTTGCCGCAGGACGGGCAGGGGACCTTCGGCTTTCCGGCCATGGCGGGCGCGGCGGCCTTCGCGGCGGGGGCGCCGTCCGGGGCGCTGCCGTCATCGTCATCGTCGTCGTCATCGTCGCTGGCCTGGTCGGCGTCGTCCGGGCCGTCCTCGCCGGTGCCGCCCCCGTCGCCGCCGTCGTCCTTGACGACGTCCGGGTCCTCTTCCTTCTCCGACGCCGCGGGGAGCTTCGTGCCGCAGCCGTCGCAGAACTTCGCCGGGGAGTCGGAGTGGTGGTTCTTGCCGCACTCCTTGCACGACCGCGCCCCGGCCTTGGCCAGGCCGGCGTCAGCGTCCTTGCCGGCGGTCTCGTCGTGCTCGTCGGGCTCCCCGGCGGCGATCTTGCCGTCGCCGTGGCAGCGGGGGCACTTGAGGGCGCCGCCGCGGATCTTCCCCTTGCCCTTGCACAGGCCGCACATGGTGCCGTCCGCCTTCAGGCCGTCGGGCTGGGCGACCTTCCCGGCCGCCTGGGCGACGCCGGAGTCCTCGTCCACGCTGATCCCCATCTCATGCGCCCTGGCGATGATCTTGCGGGCCGCGCGCTTCCTGGACGCGCCGTCCTCGAACTGCTGCTGGGCGAACCGGCCGAGCGCGGAGTGCACGTGGCCCTCGTCGTGGACCGGGAGGTGGCCGTTGCCGTCGGAGTCGACGTAGGCGAACGCGGAGGCGGGGAGCTTCGCCCGGTCGGCGGCCGACAGCTCGCCCTTGACCGCGGTCTCCCGCTCCTCGGCCTCGCGGCGGTGATCGAGGAGCTTCTTCAGGTCCTCGGGGCTGAACGACACCGACACGCCCTTGGGCAGGTCCACGTTCACGGTCTTGGCGAGGAAATCACCGGCGCCGAACACCTTGCCGGTGAACTGCGCGGTGCCGTCGCTCGCGGCCTTGGCGATCTCCACGTAGCAGGACCGGTTGGCGGGCCGGTCGACGAGGCTGATCTCCGCGAGCTCGCCGCCCTTGATGATGCCGCCGCGGGCCTTGCCGGTGACGTCGGTGACGATCAGGGGGCGGGCGATGCCGACGGAGAACGCGCGCAGGTGCTTGCGCTCGACCATGCGCTTGGCGGTCGGGTCGTCGACGGCGGCCTTGACCCAGTGGGCGCCGTCGCCGTCCCGGTTGATCTCGACCTTCACCCCGGACCCGGCGGGCATGGCGGTCGGGTTGTGCATGACCCGGACGTTGGGGCCGGACTTGAACCAGGCCTCCATGGCGGCGGCCGACCAGTCGGCGTCTACCACCTGCTCGTCTGAGTCAAGGTCAGGCGAGGTCGCCTTGCCGTACACGTACAGGGTGCCGGTCTCGGGGTCCTCGTCGAACTTCTCGATGGGAAACGAGTGGTAGATCAGGTCCGGGTCCTGGCCGGGCACGGTCACGGCAGTGGCCACACAGCTCCTTGCGTAGGGTGGGCGTTCACGGGCCGGGCGCGTGCCCTGGGCCGGGGTCTGGTACGGGGAATTCGGCGAGCTTCCGGGTCCGGGCCTGCCATCGCTGGCCCAGGACGGTGTCGAGGCGGAGCACGTAGCCCCAGTCCGAGATCACGGCGCCGTGGGCGAGCTCGACGGGGATGCCCTCGACCTCGGCCTGGTTGAGGGCGGCCGCGATCTCGGACAGGAGGTCGGCGGGAGGGAGGCCGGGCTGGCGCGGGGGGACGTAGGCGGGGCGGAGCGCGAGGCGGGCGGCGAGCTTGGCGCGCCGGCGGCCCTTGTGCCGCCTGCTCACGTGCCGCTCACCTGCTCGTGCTGATGATCCACCCGACGAGCACGCCGGACTGCCCGGCGACCGCGCTCACCGGCGCTCCCTGGCTGCCCTCGTACGTCGCCCAGGTGATGGCCCCCCCGGGGTTGAGGTGCGCCCCGTTCCCGGTGGTGACCGCCGTCCCGGCGCCGATGAACGCGGTGCCCGTGCTGGCGGTGCCGGACGTCAGGGTCACCACGGACGGGCCGGGGGGCGCGGTGAACAGGACCGTGGGGGCGGTGCCGACCGTCTCCTGCCCGGTGATCAGCATGGCTCCTCCTAGAACGTCGTCACGATGGCCGGCACCGGCGAGCAGGACTGCCCGGCGGACGTCAGCGGGACCGCCGCCAGCTTGAACGCGACCAGGACGACGCCCCATCCCAGGAACGAGCCGTCCGCCCCGGAGATGCCCCAGCCGTCCGCCTCGGTGCCGCCGGTGCTGCTCTTGTAGGCGACGCCGACCTCCGAGTAGTGGAGGGCGCCCGAGAGCGTGCTCGGGTCCGTGGCGTACCCGGACGGCCCTGCCAGGACCGGGTCGGAGTCGCCGTTCGTGTTCAGGCCGAAGAACGACGCGAGGTACTCCCCGGCCGCGGTGCTGGCGTAGGACGGCGTGCCGGAGGACGCCGACCCGCTCGAGGTGCTGCCCGCGAGGATGCCCGGCGCGCCGTCCAGGCTCGCGGTCGTCCCGGGGCAGAGCCCGCCCGCCTCCTGCGCGAGCACGGCGAAGATGCCCGTCGAGTCGTAGGACGCGGTGACGGCCGGCTTGGCTCCCACGTCCCCGGCCGGGGTGTCCAGCGCCCACACCCGGATGCCGCCGTAGCCGGCCCCCGGGTTCCCGGAGTCGCCGACCATGGTGAAGCCGTTGCCGTTGCCGTCGCTGACGGCCGTGCACTGGCCGTTGGCCGGCGCGTAGGACGTCGTGACGGCGATGAGCTTCGTGCCGGACGACAGGCTCGCGGTGTACTGCACGGTCAGCGGGCCCGCCCCGCCGCCCGCCGCCGAGAAGTTAGAGCATGACTGCAGGCGGTCCCAGGTCATGAGCTGTACCCCAGTCCCGCCGCCGCGCGCCACTTGCCGTTGCGGAGCCGGGCGATGATGATGTCCCTGGCGTTCGCCGTCGCGCTGAGCGTCGGCGCGCCCGCCGCGCCGAAGTCCCACCCGGACGCCCATGCGGCCGTGTAGGGGCCGTAGTCGGCGGCGGACGTCAGCGGGACCGCCGCCCGGAGGACGGGGGTGACGGTGAGGCCTTCGGGCATCACGCCTCCGGGGGCGGGGGTGGGGTCATGGGCGCATGGACGAGACGGGCGACGGCAGCGGAGCTTCTCGCCTGCGCGACTGGCACCGTGGCCCGGGAGAGGCAGCCGCACGCGGCCACGGTGCAATGACGTAACCGCCTGCGACGGCTAGACGGGCCGGCGCAGCGCCGACGGCGCCTCAGTGACCGTCGTGGTTGCCGAGGACGCCGCGGCCGGCGGCGGCGACGGGTTCACTGAGCTCGCGAGCACCCCGACAGTGGCGACGGCGGAGTCAAGGCCGGACTGCGTGGAGGCGAGAGACGCGACGGCGGCGTTGAGGGCGCTCGTGTCCACGCCCTGCTGCTGGAGGGTGGCGATCTCGGCCTGGATGGCGGTCACGTCCGTGCCGAGCGACGTGATCTGGGTGCCGATGTCGGTGATGGACGCGCTGATCTGCGCGACCGCCGCGTTGATGTCGTTCTGGGCTGTCATGATCTCCCCTTGCGTGGTTTCGATTTCCGTGAGGCGCTGAGCGATTGAGCCCAGCGCCTGCATGAGTTCTTCGTGGTTCTCCCGGCCAGTCAGCCAGCTCATGGCGCCTCCGATGATTGGCCGCCGAGCGGGAACCGCTGCACGTCATCGCCCCGGTGAACGGTGAGGTGGGTGAATGTCACCGGCACCGGCGGGACCGGGTCCGGGAGAGGGTCGCCCGGGTCGAGGTAGGCGAGGGTGACGTGCGGCTTCCAGCCGGCGTGCTCGCTGGCCGACAGGTCCGCGAGGTCGTTCCGGAGCCGTTCCGCGCCGGGGATGCGGGCGGGGACGAACGCGGGGACCTTGCCGTCGCTGCCGCCTGACGGCTCGAACGAGCCGGCTCCGGCGAGGATGGCGACCAGGGGGCCGGAGACGAGCCGGGCCGCTGCCTCCGTGCGCCTGCACGCCTCCGCGAACGCGTCGTCGTCGACGTCGGGGCCGAGGTAGACGACCGTCACGTGGTGGTCGTCCGTACCGCCGGGCACGGGACCCAGCGTGCCCGGCGGCAGGTCTAGGGAGATCATGCCCGAGCGGGACGTGAGGCCGGGGACCGCCGCCTTGTTCGCCGGGGCGGCGCCCTGGCTGATCTGCGACGAGTGCGTTTCGAGCATCTCCGGCGTCACCGCGTCCACCATCCCCACGTACGCTTTCACCGGCCGGCCGAGCTTGCGGTAGGCGAGGCTGCGGTGGTGGCCGTCGATGATGATCGCCTTCGGGTTATCCGGGGACTGCACGAGGATCACCGGCTGCGTATGGCCGGTGCCGTCCCTGATGTGCCTCGCGAACCGCTTCACGCCCTTCTGCTGGTGCGATGCGGCCCATGAGCCCTCGTTACTGAAGTCGATCCGGTCGAGGGGGACCTCAACCGGGCCGATCCACCGGGCGCCGTCAATCCAGCCGAGCGCCTTCTCGGGGAAGTTCTTCTGCATGAGCGCCTTGACGTGCTCGGCATCGACCGGGTTCGGGTCCGACAGGTCGGCCGCGCCCTTGCCGACGCCGTTCGGGGGCCGGCCCCTCGGCCCGTGGCCGCCGGGGCTCGACGTGCCCGCCTGCTGGGTGCCGTGCCCGCCCTGCGGCCAGTACCCGTCCATGTACGGGGCGGGCCAGTACGTGCCCGGCCTTGGCGGGACGCCCCGCTCGCCCGGGTAGTCCGCGTCGTCCTCGTCGTCGGGCACGGTCGCCACGCGCGGCTCGGGACTGCTGCCGTCCCGCCGCGGCGGCTCCCCGCCCGCAGCGGAGCCGGGAACGCCGCCGGGGATGACCTGCTGAGTGCCGTCCGCGCCATGCGGCCTCACCCCGGCCTCACTGCCGCCTGCCGCATACCCGCCGGCATCGTCCTGCCTGCGGTCCCGCCACGTTTCCTGCCCGTTCAGGTCGATGACCCGCACCGACTTGCCGGTGATGTCGACGCCGGCGATCTCGGCGGGCGTGAGCGCGCACCTGCAGCGCGGGTGCTGCGGGGGGCTGATCACCCCGCCCCGGAACTCGCTGCCGGTCTTGACGGGCCCCTGCGCGGCGTTCCTGATGCACACCGGGCAGGCTTTCGACGGGGCGATCAGCCACTCGCTCGCCGTCACGCCCATCGCCTTGAACCGGTCCAGGGTGGCCGATGACGACGCGCGGGCGATCTCCGTGTGCGCGATCATCTGCGCCCGCCCGGGGGTGTTCAGCAGGCCTGCGATCTGCCGTGCCAGCGTGCCCGACGACAGGCCCCCGGACATGGCATCCGAGAGCAGCTGGGCGACCTGCCCCATGTTCGTGCCCGAGATGGACCGGATCGCCGAGATGCCGTACTCCGACAGCAGGTCGGACAGGCCCTGCGCGTTCGCGACCTTCGCCGCCGCCTCCACGTCGCCGGGAACCCACGTGCCCCAGTCGGCCGCGTCGGTCTCGGTGATCATCGCCATGGCGGCCTGCTGGCCGAGCGCGTACCCCTCAGTCCAGGCGTCCTGCAGGATCCCGCCGAGGGAATCCTCAACTGCCTGCTGGATCGCCGCGACGGTCGCATCCAAGGCGCCGCCGGCTGAGGCGAGCCACTGGGCGGCGATCTGCTGGACCGCCTCGGCTGCAGTCCGGAACGCGGTCGCCAGGCGGCTGTCGTAGATCTGGGCGAGGATTTCGTCAAGATCCCAGCCCGGCCACCCTTTTGGGCCAGGACCTGGGTCCTCCTTGCCGATCCACGCGTAAGCGGCCGGGGGAAGGGTGATCGTCCGGGCGACGTCGACGGCCTGGTCGACGGACAGCCCCTTCGCCAGGTCCTCGCTGATCATGGCGAGAGTGACGGCGGGGACGTGCCGGGGCTGCCAGGTGGAGATCGCCCGGCCTTTGCGCAGGTGCCGGGCGAGGGCGTCGAGCTCGGCGTGGGCGGCCTTCGGGGACGCGCCGGCGTTCGCGGACTGGGAGTCCTGCGCGGCCTCGGCCGCGTCGTGGCCGGGAGTCTGGCCGGCGTTGCCGTCCCGCTGCTGACCGGGCTTCTGGCCAGGCTTCTGTCCCTGAACGGTGGGCTTCTGGCCTGGGGGAACGCCGTTTGCAGGCTTGTTCTGCCCAGGCGGCTGACCGTTTGCCTGTCCGGGCTGCTGTCCCGCCGGCTGGCCGGGTGCCGCGCCGCCCGGCGGCAGCGCGGGAGGCTGCGCGGCCATCGCCATCGCCGCCTGCAGTGACACCGGCCCCGTCGGGGTGACGATGATCGGGTCCGACGTCTCCGGCAGGCCCCACGGCTGCAGGCCCAGCTTCTCCCGCCCCTCGTCCACGCTCCGGAGCGCGGAGCCGACCTGCTGGACGATCAGGCCCGTCTCGGTCGCCTCGTCGTCCTCCTCCTCCAGGCCGTCGAACAGGAACCGCATGTCGTCCTGATGGCAGACATCGCGCAGCAGGTAGTCGCAGACACTGGCGAGGAAGCGGAGGATCGGCCCGGTAGACTTGCGGTCTACCTTGCTCTGGGCCATTTTCGCCATCTGGTTGGAGTTGCCGCACCAGACCGCGGTCAGGACGCCCGTGTCTCCGGGCGACCGGACATACAGGACGGTGTTCGGCACCGATACGCAGCGGACCTTGCCCGCGTACTGCGCGCGGGCCGGATGAAGCACCCGCGTCTTGCCGAAGCGGAACCCGATGACGTAGGTCGGCACGCAGTTCTCCGCGAGGATCTCCCGGCCGCGGATCACCGCGTCGGCGGGCTCGCGGCGGGTGATCGACGCTGAGCCGCCGAGCTTCTGCGCGACCTCCTGCAGGTCGTCGGCGAGACGGCGGCTGGCAGTCCTCGCGCGCCAGCGGTGCGCGCCTCCCTTGTCCTGCCACCCGTCGCCGAGCAGGTAGAAGTCCAGGAGCGCCTGCAGTTCGGGGGCGCCCCAGTTCTTGACGTCCTCGGGGATGTACTTGATGTGCGCGTGGCCGAGCGCGTCGAGGAAGTGCCATAGCTCGGAGCAGCTGAACAGCCAGCTGTGCGACGACTTCCGGTAAGCAGGCTCGCGGCCGAGCATCCGGGTCAGGAGCTCCCGGTACGGCTCGAACCCCTTGCTGCCCGCCGTCTGGGTGATGACGATCTCGCGGCTCTCGCAACGGCGCAGCTTGTTGTACTGGCGCCCGAGCGACCCCTCGGCCAGCCATGCGCCGAGGAACGCGGCGAAGTCGGCTGCAGCCCACTCGTACTTCCCGAATCTGACGGTCCCGGGACCGGACCCCTTCCATTCGCTTACCGCGGGAATGATCGCCGCGCGGCGGTCGGCGATCTCGCCGGCCTCGCGGAAAAACTCCCACGACTTGCCGCCCGGCTCCTGGGCGTGCAGCAGCATCCGGTGGTTCGGCGTGACGCGCAGCCGCATGTCCCGGCTGGAGAACTCAATGATCTCGCCGTCATGGTCGTACTCGTGATAGGCGGTCGCGTGCTGCCACTCGAACTCACCGGTCTTCGGGCTGCGGGTCGCGAACTCATCGCCGTCAAGGCCAGCGCGGACGTCCTCGAAAAGCTTCCACCCCTTGCGGGTGAGCACCTCAGTGCCATCGGTATAACATGCGCCAGGAGACATAGTAGTACTAACCTTAGGCGCGATCCCCAGTTCCATCGGCATGACGTCGAAGCCCATGCAGGTGTCGACGCGGACGATCTCGTCGAACGCGTCCGCGAGCGCGACGTCCCGCTGCGGCATCGTCTTCGACCCCGGCGGCAGGACGATGATCTTGTGATGCCACGCCGGATCGCCCGCGATGGCGTTGAGGGCGTCCTGCAGCTCCCGGATCTGGTTCGGCGTCATGCTGACGTCACCAGGGCTGATGTAGACGGCGGGGACGGTGCCCTGCCGGAAGTAGTCGAGCTGCCAGCCCTGCTTCTGCAGGCCGGACATGATCGGGATCAGCGCCCGCTCCACGGAAGTGAACCCGTAGGGTGTCCACCGGCGGCGGACGAACGGCAGGTACAGGAGCTGGTCGCCGCGCCACGCCGACGCCTGCGCGCCCGTCATGCCCGCGTCCTCGATGTCCTTGCCCGACAGGACCGCGGAGAAGTCCGAGCGGGGCACGCCGTACAGGTACTGCTGGTAGGCCGGTGCCGGGGGGCGGGGAGTCGCGCCGTGGAGGTCGTACAGGGGCCTGATCGTCTGCCCGTCGATGAGCTGCAGGCAGTCCAGGTCGGAGCCGAGCAGGCCCTTGCGCAGGCCCTTGCCGCGCTTGGGGGCGACGTACAAGGACAGGGCGTCGAAGACGAACATCTGCTCAAGGGCGTCGTCGATGAACGACGCCCACGAGAAGTAATCAGGGTCGGGGCGGCGGAAGAAGGCCACGGCCTGGCCGCGCCGCTCCCCGAAGTCCTTCATCTGCTTCGGGCTGTTCCGCATCGCCTTGGCGGCGTCGGTGGTGGGCACGATGTCCCACTCGATGCCGCGGATCTCGTTCTTGCGGAGCTGGATACAGGCCCTGGCCACGGAGTACAAATCCGCGATCGTCCTGAGCGTCTGGAAGCTGGCGAGCTTGCCGACGCCCTCGGTGCCGGGCTGGCCGACCGGCAGGTTCCACCCGACGTCGTACTGCTCGCGCCTCGGCTCGGCGCGGCCGTTGTCCTCGGGGGAGTCGACGGGGACGGGGAGAATGGGCGAGAACGGGCCGAACGCGCCCTGGGTGAAGTCCTGCGGCGGGCGGGGCAGGAACGGGCCGTAGGCGGAGGCGTAGCCGTTCGCCGTGGCGAGCTCGCGGGCGAGCGGGGACAGCGCCCCGGCCCATCCGGGGCTGCCCTGCGGCGGCGGGGTGGGCTGCGCTGCGCCGGGGACCGCTTTCGCTGCCCTGAGAATTGCGCTTGGGCTCGCCAAGGGGGCCACCCCCCGGCGGGTACGGTCAGTCCGTGACGCTCATGGTCGAGGGGTTCTGCAACCGGTGCCGCCGCCCGCTCGGGCTGATCGCCTGGCATGCGGACTTGGTGCTGTGCCGCAGGTGCCGGAAGGCGGATGACGTCTGCACGCCGCCCGTCAGGCCCCGCTGGCGGGCATGGTCGGCGGCCGGACATGCCGCCCGGATTCGAACCGGTCCCCCTGTCCGGGGGCAGGCCGTCCCGAAGACCCCGGGCTGATCCTCCCTCGCGTGGTGAGCGCGCAGCTAAGCCCGGACAGCTAGCAGGTCAGATGCTACCGGCGGGCGGCAGGCTGGCGAGCATGTGGCCGAGGATCTTCTCCACCGACGCGAGGGGGATTCCGGCGGCGAGCATCGACCGGTACATCTCGGCGAGGGCGATCCCGGCGTCGTCGGCCTTCCCGAACGGGTCGGCGGGGAGCGAGACGTCCGGGGCAGGGGGTCGCGGGGCCTGCGCCGATTTCAGGACGTCCCAGAGGCGGCCCGTCTCGACGCCGGGCAGGGCGAAGTGGCCGGCGATGTCGCGGGGCGTGATCTGCTTGCGGTCGTCGTCAGTCATCTAACCTCGTCACGTGCACGTATCCGGCGGAGTCGGCCCGGAGCTTGATCCTGCCGAGCGCCGCGGCGAGGCGCTCGTCGAACTCGTCGTCGGCCTGCTGCTGCGCCTCGCGGTCGCAGACGATCCCGCAGGCCCCGCCGCATACCTCGCATGGCGGCAGCGGTGCAGGGTTGAAGCGCTTGCAGAGCCGGTCGTACCGCTGGCAGGCGGCCTGCGGGGAGTCCATGCCGAGCGCTTCGGCGGCCTGCTTCCAGGTCGCGCCCATGTCGCGGGCGCCCTTGATGACGAGGTACTCGCGTTCGTCCAGCTCGCGGCGGCGGTCACCGGTGCCCTTCAGGACGGCGAGGTACTGGTCCCGCGCCCGGTCGCGGAGGGTCTAGCGCTCGCTCACCGGTGCCGCCGTCTCGCCCGGAGTCTCCGCCGGTAGTCGCGCCCGTTGACGGCGAGCCTTCCCGCGTGGCCGCGCTTCCACTGCCGCCAGCTTCGCCGGGCGTCCGCCACGGCTTCCTCGGCCGTGTCGCCGATGCCCTGCGCGCAGTTCCCGTCGGGCATCAGGGCCAGTACCCAGACTTTGGTCATGCCGGCGAGCGTCCAGCCTGTAGCGCCCTCGGGGAGCGACGGCCACGCGACGTCGGTGCTCACGGGTCCAGCGTCCCTTCGATCATCGCCTCGGCGATCTCCTGCGGGATGCCGGCGTCGGCGTACCCGGCGCGTATCAGGAAGGCGGCCTCGGCCGGGTCGCGGCGGCGGATCTCGATGCGGCGCGCAATGGTGCCGTCGCCGTTGACGAGCACGTCGGCGAACGGGACGCCGTTGACCGCAGGCGGTTCCGGCGCGGTCTTCTCGTAGGGCGTGCCGCGCGTGACCGTGAACTCGCCGCGCCCCTCGATGTGGATCTCGGTCCCGTCCGGGGAGGGACCGAACTCGTGGTCGTCGTCGACGAAGCTCAGGTCGAGGAGACGGACGGCCTCGCCGTTTTCGAGCACCGCGCGGAGGCAGGTCTTCATGACCGCCTCATGTGGTCGGGGACGTCGACGCCGGGGGCTATCTGCACGTGCAGGGAGGCGCCGGGCGACCGTCCGCAGACGCAGTTGCCCGCACCGGAGTGGACGTCGCGGGCGTAGACGTGGGGGCGGCCGTACTGGCCGGGGAACGGGCCGATCGACCCTTCCCAGCCGGGCACCTTGCTGCGGTCGTAATCCACGGCCCTGAGCCTAGCCGTCTCGCTGTGCCGCTGCGAGCTGCCGCCGGGTGTCCCTGGCGAGCCGCTTCGCCGTCGCCTTCGCCGTCTTCCCGTCCATGCCGAGGCTCATCCCGATCATCGCCCACGGGATGCCCTTGCCGCGCGCCTCTGCGATGAGGCGGAGGCGGGTGACGTCCCGGTCCAGCCCGGCGGGGACCGCGGCGCCGGAGAGGCGGGCGAGGGCCTGGTCTTCCTGCTCGGGCGCGGGCGGGCTCACGGGCGGATCTCGACCGGCTCGGCGTCACTGCCGTGCGGGGGGAGGACGACGAGCCTGTACCCGAGTACCTCGGCCGTGTCGCGGAGGTCGGCGAGGAACTGCCCGGCATCAGTCATGCGGCTGGCCGTCCGGAGGGCTCAGGCGGTTCGGGGCAGCGCGGGCACTCGGTCACCTGCGGCCCGTAGACATGCCGGCAGGCGGGGCACTGCCAGCCGGAGGAGACCACGCTGTCCGGGATGATGTGCGCCATCAGACGGGAGTCTCCTCGTCTGCTGCTTCCTCGGCGGCGTCGGCGATGAACAGGATCCTGGTCGCGTCGAACTGGCCGTCCTGCCAGAACTCGCCCTTGATCACCCTGCCGTCAGGGTTCAGCTCGAACGTCCGGACTCTCGGGCAGGCGGGGGTGTTCGGGGCAGCATGCAGGCCGCCGCATAGGGTGCAGGCGTCCTTGGCGGCGGCGAGGGCTTCTTTCCGCTCGTCCGGGGTGAGGGCGTGGCGCTGCGGGAACGGGAAGCCGGGGGGCCTGCCGATGCCCGCCCGTTCCCGTGC